TGAATAAGTTAGTTTGCTGAGGTGCCAATCCTTTGTCAATCGTTCCCTTGATAGTTTTGGCAAACTGTGCAGTGGTTGAACCTCTGCGGCACACCAAAGTATCTAGGTCAGAAATCAATGGATTTCCTCTACCATCTTTTTTGACAGATTGCTGTCTCCTTGCAGCCAATAAAGCTGTATAGGTGAATTGCGGAGATGATGTTGCACCATCTACAATCACATTGGACCAGGCTGCACCACCATCTTCACGAGGGTGAGCTTGCGACCAATACTCAACTGCATCCGCACCAATTGTTGAAATTGGAGTAGGCGTTCCTACTGCGTTAATAGGTACCCATGTAAATGAAGTTGTAAAACCTTGAGCTAACAAAGATTGAGCAAGATAATTTTTTGCATGCTCAATTGCATTTTTCCCTTCGAGAACTTTCTGTTTAACAGAGCTTTTAATTTTAGCGGCCGCTGATTCAAACAAAAAGAAATTTGTCTGGAATGTTAACCTTACTTTTTTAGTAAAGTGCATTTGGACATAATTTTTTGAATATCCTTGAATTGGAGCGTCCGATGAACCAATACCTCCGTCTGGGATTATTTCAGCCATTCCCAATCCTGTCACTCCAACATCTGTATAAATTCTTTCATTATTATCAACTTTATACATAAAGTCCAGATACTCTGGTCTTACTGTTGGAGAAACCTTTGGAGCAACGTGTTTTAACACATTGTTTACTATGACTGCATAATCATTAATTGTTCCTATCATGTTTTTGTGTTTATTTTAATTTATAATGACTATGTGATTATGAATCTACCAAGGATAAGTTTATCAGTGGATTCTCCATAAGGTTCTACTTGTACAACAACTCCGACCGCACTCGTTGTATGAGTGTTATTTATAGTTGTTGAATCTGCTCCGATAATCATAGCTTGACCATTATCGGTCGCAGCCGTATTGTTAGTTGTTGAGAATATAAACGTGTCGTCTTTGCCTGGAGCAATATAATCTACTCTCAGCAAAGCATCTGCCGCTGCTATTGTTTGGTTGCAAACACCAAGAATGGTGTCTCTTGTCGCCCCGCTCGCTGCGGGAACAGCTAAACCAGCCGTTAACACCAAGATTTCTCCCAACGTTGTAACGGTTCCAGTAGCTTTGTCAGCAGTTTTTATAAGCCTAGTATTTTTAATCTGGGCTTGTTTTACTGTTGCCATATTTTTTTTGTTTAGAGTAGCAGTCTACTCCGACAAAAGTTCGATGGCTTTTTCTTCTGACATTCCAGTAGCGACCATCTCTTTAATAGAGGCTGCCATTTCTGGAGAGTATTCGGTTTTTGCAATAGTTCCTCCTGGAAACTGCATTGCATTAACTTTTTCTTGAACATTTGCACCTTTTAAAACTCTTTCTTGAATAGTTTCCGATGGCTTAAACATGCTTTCACGAGCAAGTTCCAAGACTGTCATCAACTCTTTCCCGCTTTTATTTTGCCAATTATAATTAGAATCAACAAAATCAAAAAAAACTTCCCTCGTGTCTTCATCTTTAAGTTCAATATGCCTATCAACAAATTTATCTAAAGTACTCTTAATTTCCCCAGCTAAACGTTCTTTTTGGACAATTTGCTCAATGTCCTCTTTGGTCGCCCCGCCAAGTTGCTTAAGACGTTCTCTGTCAGCTTTTAAAAGTTCATCTTCTTCTGTCTTTTCAACTACTACTTCACTCTTTTGATTGAGTGGGTTAATAAATTTATCAGTTCCATTAAGGTTTTTAATTTGACTTTTAGCCACCTTAATTTCTTCTGATAATTGTTGTTTCTGCTCAGGAGATTTTGCGAGTTTTCGTTTCTTAACAAGGTCTAAAAGTTCAATACGTTTCTCAAAAGATTCGTCTGATTCAAATTTACCCTTGTTCGGAACTCGAAACTCATATTTATCTTCCTTCACAGGTTCAACTGGAGGGGTGCTGTTGTCCTCCACCTTTGGAGTTTCAGGAGTTGCCTCTTTCTTCTCTTCAGGCTTAACCTCCTCCTTTGGAGTAAGTTCTTTTCCAGCTTGAACAGACTTTATTGACTCTTCCAAACTTTTATCAAGTTCAGTTTCATCAACAACATCTGTTTTTATCTCTTCCTCTTTTTTTATTGTTTCATCCATATGTTTTCCGCCACTATCGTGGTGCGGTACGATGGTTTGACTACCTTAATTATATAATGGTTAAAATAAAGTTGCAATTACCTATCATCAAATTTACAAAATTTTAATATCCTGTCCAGTTTCATTCTCAATGTATCCAAGTTAACTGAACCTTCATTTATGAAGGAAATGGCATGTTTTTGAAAGTCTCCTTCTAATGAATTATTCGATTCACCGATAGTCGTAGAATACCTAATTGGTGGGATAATAATATAAACTTCCTTGTCCATTGGTTTGTAAAACAAAAAATTATCCGATGGCTTGAATACTTTGTTAAAGACGGTTAGTAAATCTTCTCTATCTACCGGCTTTCCGCATGTTCCTAAAAATCCTGGAGGAACAACACCTTTAAAGAAATAATCTTCTTGGGGCACTTCTTTTCCAGAAGTATTTATCAGAACTATCACATTTTTTTTAGGCAGCGACTGGACTGATTGCTCGCCACTATCAGAAGTTTTTTTAATATCTTCTACAGAGTCCGCCTTAACTCCTTTACAAAATCTCAAATGTGCACCTAAATTCACACACTCTTTACCGCACGCTTCGCATTTAACTTTTGATTTTGGTTCCATATATTTTCCGACCCGTATCGTGGGTGGTTACGATGGTTTACTTAATTTTATTATTTGCATCTAATTTTACATTTTTGAAACTCTTGTAAAAAATATTCAAGAATTTTTCTTGCTCTGGTTTCAACTTTTTTTTCACGCCTTCTATATATTCTTTAGTGAGAACAAATACAGGTACATCATTATTAATTTTAGCTATCCCATAAACTTGTTCTATCAAGGCAAACTCTAATGGATAGGGATGAGTATAATTAATATTTATTTTAGAACCCTTTTCCATATCTTCTGTCAATTCACATTGTAACTGTCTTCCGACCTCAACAACGTTTATTCTATCTGACTCCACAAATGTTGCTTCCAGAGTCTCAGAGTTTACTCCCCCAATAAGCATTGAAGACAGCTCCTCAGAACTAATTTCAAATTCATCACCATTTTTTTTAGTGATAAATTTCATCATTTTTTTTTCAATTGCCTCTGGAGAATAATTTATATGTACCGAATAATTTTCTTTTTCTAATTTTGTTGGTTTCATTTTGATTCTAATAAACTACCCTTTCTAATAGCTTCAAGGTAGTCAACCATGGCTCGAAGCATTGTACTCTGAGTATCCAAAGTGATAGCGTTCACAATTGTTTTCCACTCACTCTTTTCATCAACTAATGGAATCTTAGACATGATGTCTTTCATTAATTCAATAATAATCGGTGCATGCTCTGATTGGGCAAGAGTTATTTTCTTCTGTATGAGACTTTGGTCTTCCATACTATTTTTTTTTATCCTTTTTAGCTGCTTTCTTTTTCTTTTTAGTTGCCATAATTTCTTCATCCACACAAAAACCACAACGGAAACATTCTGAGTGGCTTAGTGGACATTTTTTTTTAATAATTTTCATATATTTTTATCCTGCTGCGGCTCGACCAACCGAAGCGTCAAATGCACTTCCGAGAGGAGATTGTGGTCTTGGTAATTCATTTGGATTTTGAGGCTGCATAGCCGGATTCCCATCACCTGCCATTTGGTCTCCCATAGGTATAGCTTCCCCGCCAGCTCCGCCTCCACCTGCTCTGGCCTGCATAGCCGTATTTTGAGCATCCTGTTTCATTTGCTGTTGTTGCATCTGCTGTTGCATCACCGATGGTTGTTTCGCTAAAATAGCATCATAATCAACCTTAGAAATATAATCATAAATATCTCCGCCCTGGATATCAAGAAGCTTTTCAAGAGCCATTAGCTGAGAAGCTGCAGCTTCTGGGTCCTGATTCCTCATAGAATAAATCAAAGTAATTTGATTTGTAATAACTGGAAATAAAGCCATAAAAGTTTGTTTTTGAATCTCCAAAGAAGGCAACAACATAGAATCTGGGTCTATTATAAATTCAATATAATCACTAATGTGACCAGTATTCTTCATTTCATCAAATAATCCTTTCGCTGAAATCTGACGAGTATCTACATTATCCATCACTTCTCCCTCAGCTGTAAAATCAAAATTTAATCTCAAATTTTTAGAAGCAGCAACCGCATACCCAACTGGAATTCCATTATCATCTAAAACCTCTTGGGATTCTACAAAGTAGTCAGGATTCTGTCTCGTAAACTCATTCAATTGGTCCTCAGAATCAATCATAAAAATTTTATCAACGGAATAAATCTGTGTCATCCAAGTGTTCGAAATATGTGCATCTAATTCTAATCCTGTAATCATAGAATTCTTCGGAGGAGTTAATCTATTATATGCAGCTTCTTTCAAAATAACCGTTGAACCAAGGGTGTTTTCAGATTGAGTGCCGGCAACAATATTATTCACACCAGTATTTTGTTCAATAGCTTCTTTTTGTTTATCAGCAAATATAATCCCCTGTTGAACATTTCCAGAAGTTTTTACAACATCAATGTCGGTCCCAGGATGCTTAGGATTTACAATATTAGGTCCTCTTTTATACGAAGCAGAACCATTTTGAACTTGTGCTCCAAACAATAATGGAAAAATTTCTGCCTCGACTTGTTGAGCATTCAAAGAATTTATATATGTAAAAATTGCGGTATTACCACGCATCATTTCATAAAGTCCAACCCCATATGGGTCATTCAAATCCTTTACAAAACACCTTACCGTAACAATAGAACCATGAGAACCGTCATTAGGAAGTTCACCATCATAAATTACCATTTTTCCACAAGCTACTATATATCTATTAGTCAAATAATTTTCATAATATCCAATAGTAACACTGGTATGGGCTTTCTCGTTATTTTCATCTTTTGCTTCTTCAGAAACAGAACAATATTCCAATTTCTTTTTATTCTTTTTAGCCTCAGGATATATCCTATAAAATTCCTCCTTTTGCATATCCCTCTCGTAATAAACTTCTCCCCACGACCAGCAGTCTCCATGATTAAAACCAACCCCAAGCCAAGTTCTACGGCAATCCATCGGCTCTCTATATATATCATCAAACATTATCTTAGTCACACCCTTTCTTTGCGTCTGAACTCTTCTAGGATAAACTCTCCAGGCTGCCCATCCATAAGTGAATAAATTTTGATAAGTCAAACCTAAAGTGTTAGAACCATTACCACCGCTCATACTCCAGCTTCGTTTCCATAATTCATACATAGCCTTTGCATAAACTTTATCGTCTGCAACAACAGTTGCATCTGGCAATTTTCCGCCAAGAACCGAGGCAGCAATCAAAATTTTAGAAAATCCTATAGGTTCCTGTGATACTGGAACCCCACTTCTATTTTGGTCTCTATCTGTAAGTTTCTGTGGATAAACATTTATATCATAAGCCCCGTTAGCCATTTTATTATAAAAAACCATCGAACCCCATCCCGATTTCTCGTATAATTTTTGTCCATAGCTGACATTCGTATTCATTAAATTAATCCCAATCTCAGCCGCTAGCGTATCAAATCTTTCTCGATATTGGGACTTCTTCATTTCCTTCTTTTTGTCTAAAAGAAACTTAATAACGTCTGCCTTCCCGCTTTTCTTAGAAGTCATATTATCAGTTTCTACTGGTGTCATATTTTCAGCCATATTTTTGAAAATTATAGTTTTTATACTATAATTGTAAATCTTTTCTTATAATAATGCAACTAATGATTAATTTTTCCGCTTTCTTCACCAAAAATCGCAGCCATATGGCTAAAACCAGCACCAGATTGCGTATCTTCAACATATTTTCCTTGTTCTTGAAGAATTGCATATCCAATAGAAGCTGCAAATATTACGTCATCATGTTTTTTGTCCATTGCTTCTGGTTTTCCTTTCTCATTTCGAACAAAAGTAAGCATTTCGTTTAATAATTGAGCCGGAAACCCCGTATCTTTTCTAAAAAACACTGCTTTTAGGGCTGCAAGTGCAAAAGGACGGGTCGCTCCTGTAGTTTTCCATCCAAAAAACTTCGTAACCTTCTGAGTTATATCATCAAATATCTTTCTGTAATAAAGGTTTATGTATCCAGACTTTTCTAACGCATCATTAACCCACAATCCATCTTTGTTCACCTCAATCCCAAGCAGAGCCCAATTATAAAATTTACCCAATTTATAAGCCTCTGTTGCCAATTCATCAGGAGCAACTTGAGAACGATAAATTGCATCACACTCTTCCGTTTTATGATTTATAACATACAGTACTTGTGCATCTCCGCTAGCAAGCCCTTCGGCTGTATCCCCGCCAATCACATATCTTATCCCAACTTCAGGTTTTTTAAATATCTCTAAAGAACCAGAAGATACTGGGTTAAAAATTATATCTCCCTTTTCATCACTCCCTAACTCACCACGGACTCCTTTTTCAGCAGTTTGTAAAAGTTTTGCCACCTTAGCTGTTGAAAAATAAGTCTGACCAGTGGAAAGAAATGCTTCCTCTTGCGTAGTCGGATATTCTTGCATAAGCGACTTCACCGCATCCGGACTGTTCTTCCCTCCGAACTGAAGCCACTTCATATAATAGTAAGTAATTTCTTTATCCGTTAAATTATGTTCTTGCTGGTAAGAACCCCAATCAATTTCACATACATCCATCTTTGAAATAGGGATTGGCTCGTAAATCTTTTTCATTTCCATATCATCATACTGCCAATTATAAAAATGCGGGAGAAATTGTACTTGCGAAATCTGCGGCGTTATGCTATCTCGAGATAGCCAATTCTGTTGGAATAATTCATAAAACCTCCCAGCCATACCTTCAGCCGTGCTCTCAATAAAAATAAATCCATCAAAAGGTACTGTCGGAAAAGTTCCCCTTTCCACCTCTTCTGACCTCTTAGGATACATAACACACAACTTTGCAAACTCAGAAATATGCACGAGATGAAATGTCCCAGACCGACCGGAAAGAGAGACTAATATAGAAGATGTTGACCCCGCATGCGGACCATAATCAATGACCACCTGAATCTTCCTTGAAGATTTTTGTTGTATTTTGAAAAATGCTCCCTTCACGTCTTCCGCCATATTTCTAATTGCAAATTCAATCTTCTTGTCAAAAATTTGTGTAGCATCTTCAACTTTGTGAGCAATGATAATTCCATCCTTATTGTACGAGAATAAAATAGAATCGAGAATAAATAAATCTATGAAAGTTGTAAAACCAAGCTGGCGGGACTTAAGGATAATATGCCGGTGATACGGCTGAAGAATATTGAGATAATTTGTGAAAAAATCATCCTGGGCTCGGTTCATTTTGAACACCTGTTTGTCACCATTTTTTGTAATTATCCAATACAAATGTTCGAGCCTCCATCTTTGATTTTTTATTAAATCAGGATTGGCAGTGAGTAATTCAACTATAGCATTGTTATGGTCAGTATATGGGTTCATGCAAAATATTTAATCCAATATTCTCTATCGCTATTTGTAGCAGCATGACATTTCCAGCATAAAGAAATTAAATTCTTAGGGTCACAATTTAATTTATTATAATCTATATGATGTACCGATAAAGCTCTATCCCCTTGGGGCATACCACAAATTTTACAAATATATCCATCTCTTTCTCGAATACTCCTGCGAAGTGTTGCCGTCCAATCTACATTATATGGACTTCCCCAAATACCTCCTTTCCAGAAATTACATTTGTCGCCACTATGGGCATCTGCCGCATGTTTAACATGTTCAGGAGACTGTTTTTTCCCAATATGAGCAATACTATTTTTGATTCTAGACTCTAACGAATGTTTCTTACCTTTTCGTATTTCACTCCAATGTTTTTTTGTTTGTTCTGAATGTTTAAAACCGAGACGAGACTTAAGTAAGGCAACCCTTGTTGCCTCTGGCATTTTTTTGCCCTTGTTAAACACACTAATTTTCTTTTTAGTTTCCTCGGATACCACTCTTCCAGTAGTAGCTATACTGATATTCCTTCGTTGTTCATCGGTTCTTTTCTTACCTAAATTCGCAAGACCAATTTTTCGCTTAGTCTCTTCACTGACCATATGTGTTTTTCTATTTTTTGGATACATTATCTTTTCTATTAAAAGCTTCTTCAGCTTGCCTGAGAAGATGTTCTTCCTGTTCCTCAAAATATTTTATTTGTTTTCTCACTTCCGACAATTTTTGGAAAATAACAAAAAATGACGTAGGTTTTGCCTCATATTGTATCAACTTAAAACGCTCATCTCGCGGAAGTTCGTTGAATAGTTTAAAAAACTCCGATGCCCTCATTTGAATCTTTTTATAAAATAATCTATATAACCCTTCTCTAGTAAAAAAATATTGTCTTTGATTTTCTGAATATCCCAATTCCACCACTGTATATATAGAAGGTCGGTTATTTGCTCTGGCGTAAATCGGAATTTGATATGCCTAGCCGGCACTCCGCCAACGATTTCATACGGGAGTACATCGTGAGTTACAACTGCACCAGCCGCTATAACTGCCCCATCTCCAATATTCACCCCTGGCATAATCATCGAGTTCATCCCAATCCACACATCACTTCCGATTTTCATATCCCCCTTTCCTTCAGGATGCCCCGTATTTGAAAAATCATTTTTGAGAAGACGGGACAAAGGGTACATAGCCACCCAGTCAGGACGATGATTTCCATCAATAATTATATCCACATTCTCCGCTATACAGCAAAACTTCCCTATGGACAGTGTATATTTATTCGTCCACTTGTGAATCCTCGGCAACGACCCAGAAAGAAAATCCCCAATAGTTACTCCTTCCATAAAATTGACGGTTCACTTTCCTGTGGGAAAATGAATTTAAAAATCTAGATTAGGCTTTTCTTCTTTTTGCACAATAGGAGCTTTAGCATCACCACTCAACATTGTGTTGTTCTCAATCTGTTGTAGAATCACCGTCCTCAGCTTGTTGGTCGAAGTGTTATTGCTCTTCTCCACCTCCCTAGCAGGCATTGAAAACTTTGCCCATGCCCCCGAAATCACGTTGAGGGCACTTATCATTTCACTATTCGTAAAGTCCTCAAAGCCACGAGCTTTGAATTCATGCATCGCAGCCAGGGCTAAATTGTTCGACTCATACGCCAATTTTGCCATCGCATTGTGAAACCCAGCAGTTTCTTCAATATGGGTGGTAACAGACCTGGAAAGATTTGGAGCATAGCCAACATCCAGGGCAATCTGTTTCTTATTAACCCCATCAGCCGAAAACACCCTACGAGCGTATGCCTGCTGTTTCATTGTTGATTTTCCTTTTGCTATGCCTACCATATACTTAATTATACTTATTCAATAAGCGTTGTCAACTTTAGGTGTTTTGTAATTTTTAAAAACGCCATAAAACGCCATATCCCCCCCTTTAATGTTCATATTACAACATTATGGCGTTCTTCCTGTCAAATCGTTTTATGGAAATTCATTAATTTTCCTTAACAAATCATTGACATTGTAAAAAATATATGTATACTTCGCCATAACACCCTAAAAACAAGCAACAAAGTCTCTCGTATATACATTATATATATATATATAATATATAACTACTTTTACCACCAAAACACCCCTTATGTCGTTTTTATATCATTTCTCCGACTAAAACTATTGACAGGAAGAACGCCATAATGTTGTAATACGGCATCTTGTGTCGTGTTTGTGTCGTGATTTGAGCCTATTTCTAAAAAGGTTATGGTGTACCTTATGGCGATAAGAGGCGGGTTACCACCCTTTTATAAAAATAGGGTGAGGTATTAGTTTTATAGGTCGAGGGAGAAATGGGGAGGACACCCCTTTTTTTAAATTTAGAGAGGTAGGTATATTGGAAGGGGTAGCCCCCTATCGCCCCTATACTGTTATTTATTTTATAGCACAGTTGATAAATTAATTAATTAAAAAGGTAGGACAACGCTACGCATTGTCCTTATTTATAGCCCCGCGTTTTTGCCGGCAGTGTTGGGAGCTGATAGGCAGGGCTGATAGGCAGGGCTGATAGGCAGGGCTGATAGGCAGGGTTGATAGGCGAAAAGCTGTGCGTAAAATGTGTGGATAAGTTGTGAATTACTCCCAAATCCTGTGTATATCTCTATACCCCGTCCCCAAAAAAAAGTCAAAGCACCCAAATACAGTTATCCATTTTTGTCGCACAATACAGTCGCACAATACAGTCGCACAATACAGTCGCACAATACAGTCGCACAATACAGTCGCACAATAAAAATATCTATAATATAGCTCTGATTTTACAACACATTTACCATATTTTATCAAGCCCTAAAAACAGCCCCTGCCTATTGACACTGTCGCTGGCTTTGCTATAATAGACATATAGCATAGTTATCAATAAAAGTCGCTATGCAATAGTATAATTAAATAGCTTTATATCCTATACTATCCTGCTGGACTTATAAGGCACGGCAGGATAATATAGGAAGCTAAAATGTAAAATGAACAAACAAAAACTATTCTGGATAGATAACAAAAAATTAAAACCTCTTTTGCTTATCCTTGCAATATTATCAATGATATTATTGCAACAGTTAACAGGAATATTAGTAAAATAAATAATATGAAATATCAAACTTGGGATAAAGTTAGAGTTGGAACAAAAGTAGTCCTTGCAAGGGACACAAGAATTGCAAGTTTTGGGGGCGGTAAAGTTCTAAAAGCTGGTAAATACAAAATAAATGGCTTTTGGGCTAATGTTTGCAGTTTATCTAATGGTGTAGATATAGATAATTTTGTTATGCAATCGGAGGATTTAAAGAGGTTTGAAGGGATAATATAATTAAAATATAATAATATGAAAAAAACAAGAAAGTTTAATTATACTATTACAGATAAGGGAGTTGAAATTATTGAAAGTTTACACTGGGCGAAACAAGAAAGAAAATGGGACACACAGATTGTGTTGATTACTTTTGAAGAATTTGTAAAAATAAAAAACTTTCTAACAAACACGCATAAAATATAATTAAACTAAACTAATATGACACAAAAAGAAATCAAAAAAGCACAATTAAGATTAGACGATTTATATGAAAGTATGCGGGGAAGTAGTGTTGAAGATATAATACACGAAATAGTTGAGTTAGAATTACAATTGGAAGCAGGGTGCGGAAAGTAATATATAATTAAAATATAATAATATGCAACAAGATAAAAAATGGGCAGTAGTGCCAACATCAAAAATAATTAAAAACCTTGAAATAATTTTCAGAGAGAATGATACAACTAAAATGACAAAAGCGACTTATAATTTTTTATATCTTATGAGCGGGTTTATAGCTCATTATGATATAAACGGATTTATAAGTTATTATGCAGATGTTAGAGATTTACTTAATGACATTTTGAGAAGCTCAGATATTGCGAGACCAGATTATTACAGGGAGGGATTTTTTACAGGCGAGGGTAAAGAATTACAGCGAGACTATTATATCAGCAAGGCGGAAACATATAAACAATTAAAGCCATTAGCGGAAAAATGGGCGGACAAAGTGCAGGCAACGGGCTTGCAAAAAGAAAAAGAAAATTTGCGAGCGGAAATTGAAATGAAACAAAGATATTTAGCATCATTATAATTAAATATTAAAAATATGAAATTATATTATCATAAAACAGATGGCGGGGCGGAATATTTAATGGATACTTATATTAAATGGCCGCACAACGGCAAGAGTGGTAAAGAGGGAGTTTTTAAGAATGCAAACTATATTATCAGAATTGACGGCGATATAACAAAAGACGCCGAGCTGATAGGATATCCTAGTGAAAAATAATATGAAAGACTGGATAATAGAAAAATTGGCGTGGACGTTTGTGATACTGTTCTGGTTGTTTTTACCCATTATGGTATGGCTTGCTTTTGAATACCTTGCCGTGCCATTGTAGCCATTGAGACTGTCGCTTGATTTGATATAACAGACATATATTAGTAAATAAAAAAAATATGAAAATAGAATTAAACGGAGAAGCGGTTTTTGCGATTATAATAATAGGATTGGTTACAATGTTTGTATTAGTTGTCATTTTTTAATAATAAAATGTCAAAAGAATTAAACAAAAACTTATGAACAAACAAGAACGGGAACAATTAAGAGATTATAAACTCATTGAATTGATAAAAAAAACGGAAGCTATAAATAATATAGCTATAAAAGCCGAGCCGTTTGTAAAAGAGTATTGGAGAGTGTTAAAAGATTTATGGACACGACCAGTTGGCTATAATGAAGCCAAGCAGATTAAAAATCATTTAGCAGACGGCGGTGATTTAAGAATGTTGAACAAAGAGTATAGAGAATTATTAAAATAAACAATATGACAATAAAAGAATTAAAGCATTTCATATTAGAATTGCCAGACGAGGCAGAGTTTGTGATATCGTCAGATGAAGAATTAAATACTATTTATAGTAAATGGGAAGTTGTAGAGTTAGAAAAGGACAACGAGCCTGTTTATTGTATTTATGGTTTCTCTGGGACGGAAGTAGAAATAGAATTAAACGAAGAAAACATATGACACAAAAAGAAATAAAAAAACTACAAAAAGAATTAGACAATCACTGGAAATACTTTAATGATATTTTGTCAGAAAGAGCAATGACGGTATTATCAGCACTAGTTGACCTTGAATTGCAATTAGAAGCTGAATGCGGTCAATAATATGTTAATTTGTCCGTTATGCAAAATTGAAATATCGGACAAAGAATATCATAGTGAAATTTGTATGAATAAAATTGAGATAGAAATAAGGCAGGATTGTAAAGAGTGCGGTAAAGATATTGTCAACGCAAGATACCGCACTTTTTGTTGCACGAAATGCAGGATAAAATGGCACAATAGAGATAGAAAAGATTATCTAAAAGAGTGGAAAAAGGAGAAAAAAAAGAGGGGCTTGACAGCTATGTCGGCATTGGAGTAAAATGAGGTATGGATTGAAACGGGTCGGCTAAAATCTTGTCGCAATTATTGCGACTTCATAATTAAAACATAGTGGTGGTATTCCACTTAATAAAATAATATGGCATTAGAAAATAGACCAGAGGGCAAATTTATCACAATATTAGGCGGTAAGTTCTGCCAGAGAGTCCAAGAAGGCACAGAAGGTGCAATCCAAAGAACAAACAAGTTGGGTAAAGTAGTTTGGGAAAAGTTCTATGATAGTTTTACGGGTAAATTGGTTGGTATAAAAGTGCAAGATGGAACTTATGGAAAAACTTGGAACTTTTCTTTTCAAGATAAGGGAGAAATTTATACTCTTCAATTATCTTATAGCAACAGCTTTGCAACAGCGTTCTTAAAAATGTTGCCCAACATAGACCTGACAAAAGAAATGAAAGTTTCTCCCTCAACAAAAGAAGTTGACGGAAAGAATAAGAATTCTTTATTTATCAATCAAGATGGCAACCCATTAAAACACGCTTACACAAGAGATAATCCAAATGGTATGCCCGATATGGAGCAAGTAATGGTTAAGGGCGAGAAGGTTTGGGACGACACGAAACGAATTGCATTCTTGTATGATATGGTTATGACTACGATTGTGCCAAAGTTGGTAAGGACAGAACAACCAATCGAGCCAATAGAAGTGGCAGAGCCGGCAGAAGAAACAGAAAAATTAGAGTTCTAAAAAGCAATAAAATGCAAAAATGTAATAAACAATTTATTGGAGATAAAATAAGAGAGCCTTTGTAGGGGGTTAATTACATTCCCTCCTGCTATAAGAGGCTCTCTTATTTTGCTTCTGATAATTAAAATGTATGACAACAAAAGTTGAAGAAAAATTTTTATCTCATTTCCCTGACCACATTTTTAGATATATAGACCAATCTGGAAAAGCCCGTCCACCTGTGGCAAGTTTGGAAAGAAAAGACGAACTCAATATTGCAGGATATGAGAGTTATTTTACTGTTAATGGATTTAGAAACACCCCAAACGCTCAAAAAGATAATTGCAGTTCGCTTAATGCTTTTTTTGTGGATATTGATGGCAGGAAAGATACAGATGAATTAGTAGAAATAAGAAAAAAACTAGACCCGACTTTCATAATCGAAACTATGAATGGCTATCATATTTATTGGGTATTGGAGGTTTCTATTTATAAAAAAGGATTATCAATAGAAGAGTGGGATAAAATAGTAGCTCGTTGGGAGAAAGTAGAACAAAGTATTGTTTTAACATTAAAAGCTGACCCTGTTGTCAAAGATTTAACCCGAATTTTGAGAGTGCCCAATACTATCTATTGGAAAAAGACTGATGGAAAGTTTAAAATTAAAATAATACATCAGGACGCAAAAAATGTTTACTCAATAGAAGAAATAGAAAAAGTTTTTCCAACTGTAGAATTAACTACTGCTTTTGTTATTACACCAGTTTCCGATAGGGCAATTAAGATGAGGGAGGCACAGAAAAATGATTTTTTTGAACAAGTTAATGAGGAATTTCCTATTGAAGAAAGAGATAGTTTTCAAAAGATTATTTCTGCTGACCCTGATAGTCTGCCCGCTCCAAATATAAGAAATAATGTTTTGCTTATCACTGCAACCCTTGCTAAACAAGCCGGATGGTCAAAAGAAAAATTGTTGAAACATATTGAAAAAACGGGCTGGCACGGAATGGAAAAAGAAAAAGGAGGTTCGCAAGAAATAATGAACACAGTCAACAGTGCCTATAACCGTGGTTATACTTATTCTTATAAGAACGAAATTATCAGTTATAATATGTCTCCGGTGGAAGAGCAACGCTTGCACTCTGCTTATACAAAAGTAATGAAGGGCAGAAGAGAACAAGACAAGGTTAGATTTTCAACTTACGAAAGAGAAATTTTAGCTCAATATCCGTATTTAAGAAAAAATGAAATTGGAATTGTTTTTAATTATGAAGGAGGGGTTTATAAAATGATGTCCGACCAGGAGGTTTCTGATATAATTTTAAATGGATTGGACGAAGATATGCTATGGAATTTTAGGACAAAAAGAAATGTAGCTGATAAAGTTGCTTGCCTTATTTCAAAAATACCGCTATTTACTGTTTCCAATGATGGGGGATATATTGTAAATGTTAAAAATGGGTTATTAAACATATATACAAAGGAATTACAGCCTCATACTCCTAACTATGTTTCATTGATTCAGTTTCCGGTTGTCTATGACCCTCACGCCCAAGCTCCTATTTGGAATGAATGTGTTAAGAGTTGGATGTCAGGACCTGAGCAAGAAGAAAAAATAACCTTGTTGAAACAATTCTGTGGATATTGTTTGTCTTCCTCTATGCTCTATGACCGTGCTTTGTTTATTGTTGGAGATGGAGGCAACGGCAAGTCTACTTTTGTAGATACGATTGCTATGTTGATTGGGCGAGAGGCTACAGCTCATATTGATTTAGAAAGCCTTTATGGAGTATTTGGTATGCACGGATTAATTGGCAAAAGGCTGAACATCATTGAAGAGGTGCACGGAAACTATTATCAGAGCAATAAATTAAAAAAACTAATCTCTGGTGAGCAGGTAACTATTGATATTAAATACAAACCTCAATTTACTTTCAGACCGCAGGCAAAGTTTATATTTTCAGTTAATATGTTCCCAAGAGTTGACGATACTTCAACAGCTACCGAACGCAGGATATGTGCAGTTACTTTTTTAAATAATTATAGAAAAAACCCGAATTTTAAATTACGTTCAGCTGTTGGCTTGTTGGCTCAAGAACTTTCAGGAATACTGAATTGGATGTTAGAAGGAGCAAAAAGTTTAGCAGAAATGGGAAATTTCATTATTACTAAAGAACAGACAAGAATGCTTGAGGAATACAGACAAGAAAATTCTTCTGTGGAAGGATTTTTAGCTCAATGCATTATCCTCGCTCCTGACAATAGCATAGAAACTACTGATTTGTATAATGAATACAAAAAATGGAGCGTGTCTGATGGAGGTAGAAAAATAAAAGCGAATATTACATTTACTAAAGAAGTAAAAGCCTTCGGAGAAAAAGATAATATTTTTACTTTTGAAAAAAGAGAATATTCAGGTAAAGAGGCTCGGTTCATAGGTATTAAATTAAGCCCTCAATGGATAGCTAAAAATAAAATATGGCAAGCACCATATAACAAATAATGAAAGCACCATTTTACGAACATCAAAAAAAGATAATAATGGAAGATAAAAAGAAATGCGGATTATTCTTGGGCACTGGTGCGTCCAAGACCAGGATTGCGTTAGAATTAGCTGAAGGTCCTACTCTTGTTATATGTCCGAAACAGCAAAGAGAAGATAAATTATGGCAAAGAGAGAATGATAAATGGAGAACAAATAGAATTTTATTTGTTATTAGTAAAGAAGACTTGCGAAAAGACTGGAATAACCTGCCAGCTTTTACTACAGTTATCATAGATGAGTGTCATAACAATTTAGGAGTTATGCCGGCTTATGTTCAAAGACATGGAGTTCAACGACCGAAATCTTCCCAGATATTTGAAGCTACTCAGAGTTTTTTAAAAAAACATCCACCGAAACGATTATATTTATTGTCCGCCACCCCTGTTCCTAAACCCATGAGTTTATGGGCAATTGGTATCTTGTTCGGTCAGAATTGGGATTTCAATGAATTCCGAGAGACTTATTATATTGAAATAAGAATGGGTTTTAGAAGGGTTTGGATACCGAAGAAGACTGAATATATAAAACAGAGAATGGCTAATTTAGTTCAAAAATTAGGCTATACTGGCGGGCTAAATGACTTTTTTGATGTCCCAGAGCAGAATCATAAGGTAGTTGAGATTGAACTCACTGGAGAGCAAAATAGAGCGATAAAAGAGCTTATGCTTGCTGAAGCTGACCCGTTAGTAAGGCGTGCACGTTTAAGAACTATAGAAAATGGGGTATTATATGGTAAGAAGATTGAGTTGATTGATGGTAGAATTGATAGAATGAGTAATAAAACGACCATTTATAAGTCAAATAAGATAGATTATATCCTAGAAAGGGCTATAGAGTTCCCAAAATTGCTCATCTTTGCCAATTATATAGCACAAATCTTAGAGATTGAAAAAGCTTTGAAGGCAGAAGGGTATAATGTTTCAACGCTGACTGGTGCTACAAAAGATAGAACTTTCATAAAAAAGGTCAATGATAGTCCCGAGCCACATATTATTATCGCTCAAAGTTCCATCTCTTCTGGGTATGAATTGCCAAGTTTCCCTTGCGTAATTTATGCCTCAAAGAGTTGGAGGTTCGTGGACTACGAGCAATCTCTCGGTAGAGTGCTGAGAGCCAATCATTTGAAGAAGAATTTATATATCCACCTTGTAGTCGCAGGGTGCGATAAAGATTGTCATGATACCATTATGAGTGGTCAGGACTTTCAAGAAAAATTAACATTAAATATATAAAAAAATGAAAGGACCAATGTTACCATTGTGGATGAAAGTTAAAGGAAAGAGCAGAAATTTTTATACGAGGCTAAAACAGGAAGGAATACCATTTGGGATAAATGCGTGGTTAGGAGATATGGTCGAAAGCCCCATGAGTCAATTAGTCAAAAAATTAAGAAAAGAATTAAAGAAATAGTATGAAAAAACTTTTATTAACTGGAGCGTCAGGAGCCATCGGGGTCCATGTGATTGCTCATACAATGCACAATACCGACTGGGACGTCATAGCGTTGGATAGCTTTGATGTTGACCACAAGGGTTATTTTGACAGGATAACAAGAGTTTGCCGAGGCCACGGAGATTGGAACAAAAGAATTAAGATATTTACCCACGACTTAAATGCTCCAATTACCAACAGAGAGATTGAGCAAATCGGGCATGTAGATTATATCGTCAACCTTGCTTCCCGCTCAGATGTTCAGAACTCAATCGAAGACCCAGCACCATTTGTAAAAAATAATGTAGGGCTGATGTTGAATATTTTAGATTATGCGTTGAAAGCTAAGCCCGAGATATTCCTTCACTTCTCAACAGACGAAGTTTACGGACCCGCTCCGAAAGAGTCTGCAGGACATCCAGAATGGGATGTAGTTTTGCCATCTAATCCTTATTCAGCATCTAAAGCATGCCAAGAAGCACTGGCAATTGCATGGTGGAGGTCATACGGCTTGCCATTGATAATTACGAATACCATGAATAATTTTGGAGAAATGCAAGCTCCTTCAAAATTTCCGGCTATGATACAGAAATGTATTGAAAATAGAGAAACTATTAAAGTTCATTCTGCAAAAAACGGAGAGATAGGGACGAGATACTATATTCATTCAAGGAATTCTGCTGATGCTATATTATTTATTTTAAAAAATATAAAGCCGGCAGTACATGGGCTCGGAGAGATAGATAAACCGACTAGATTAAATATTGTTGGAGATAAACAAATAAGCAATATGGAA